ACTACCCGCATAGGTTTTGCCCAATGCTTGCAAAATCTCATCAAGGCTCTTTTGGTCTTTGACCATTTGCTTGACTTCGGGCGACAGACGCGCCAGCGCGCCCATGTTCCCACCCAGGGCCTTAGAAATACTGTCGGTAACTTGGCTCAAACTTTTGCCACTGCCCCTGGACACGTCTAGCGATAATGCAAGCAATTTCTGTGCTTTGGTGATGTCCTTAGTACCCCTAACCAACTTCGAAAGCGACGGCCTAAGTTCGTCGTCCGCCACACCGTTAGCCAAAGACATTTGCAAAACGAAATCTTCCGTAGCTTTCACCTGGGCATCAGTTGCTTTGGTGGTGACCTTCAATTGTCGTGCTAGCAAAGCCGCCGATTTCTGATCCTCTGCGGCAGCCATCGCAAAGTTTGCGCCGGCAACGGCCAGACCGCCTAATGCGATGCCAACTGGCATGAAAGCATTTTTGAGTGAGGTGCTGACCTTGCTTCCAGCCCTGCTAATTTCGTCAAATGCTTTTTCGGCTTTTTTGATTCCTTTATTGTCAAAATCAGAAATGATTGGAATATTGATTGCCATTAGCGCAACGCTCTCGATCTGTTGATTGTGGCTGCCACGGTGCGCACCAAGTCTTCGATGGCTGCGGTCACCTGTGGCAGATGCCGGTCAGCTGATGGCCACATGACGCGAGACGGTTGGCCTGCTTTGGCTGCAAGGTTTGCATTGAATGCGTCGCCTTTAGGATTGCGGCTGGCTGATCCAGCCACTTCGATAATTGATGCAGCTGGATTTCGTTGGGTGATTTTGATGACCGATTGATTTTTTTTGGCTGTCGATACTTTGACGCTGACACCACGGCGCGCTGCGTTTTGGGTGTAAGGAAACAATTGACGGCCACGTTGCGACCAGTTGCGAGCCATACCAGACAGATATTTTTCGGGGTAATCGCTTTGTGCGGCATTGACAATTGGTGCTGCAATTTGTTTTGCGTCACGGTCAAATTGTTTGCGCATTTCAGGATCAATTTGGCGTAAGGCAAGCAACACTTCTTTTGTGCCTGTCACTGTTACGCCTGCGCTAATGCTCACTTTGATTGTTCCTTCAATACCCTGGCGACCGTTTCCAGATCGTCAGTGTCAAATGGTACATCGGGTGGCCACCAATGAACGGCAACCAGTAGTTCGGCTAAGGCTCTGCGGTAGGTACCGCGACCGTAGGGTTTTCGGGGCCTGCGTCTTCGGGTTCAATGTTGATGACCTGGTCTAAGTAGTCGTCAAAAACGATTGGCACGGTGATGCCGGCACGCTTTGCCGATTCGTATGCCAGGTACGCAAGCCATTCGATGTGGATGTCGCCAGCCAATTGGCCAGCACCGATTTTGTATTTTCGTTCAAATGCAACGATGGATGCCATGGTCGTGGTGACCGTGTACGAGCCATCTACGGTTTCAACATTCAGTTTGATTCTCATGTCGGGATTCCTTTTTGATTGAGACTAAACGACAGCTGCGGTGTAGGTTCCACCACGGAATGTGATGTCAATAGAACTGATTTCGCCCAAAGTCGCATTCAACACTGGCAGTGTTTCAAGGTACGTGTTGGTCAAAGTGAACGCAGGGTTGGTTGCGCCAGTCGATGCAGATGTTGGCTTGACTACCACTGTGGTGGCTGTGCCAACAAGTGTTGAAAGTGTTGCGTAAGTTTCTGATGCGCCGTAGGTCATGTAAAGGCTGACGGTCAATTCATTGTCTTCGATTGTGGCTGAATATACGCGTGCTGTATTTCCAAAAACTGTGGTGTCCTGGGCCGTATTGGTGCGGGTCAAGGTCGCCGCTGTGGCAAAACCAGTCAATGCGACTGCGTTCACCGTGACGGTTGGGTTTGAAAGATATGTGCTAGTTGCCATTACTGGTTCTCCTCTGTTGGTTCTGTTTTAGCAGATTTTGGGGCTTTGTTGTCGGACTTGATGAAACCGCCTTCAATGAGTGCATCAATGTTGATGCCTTCATATGGCACAAACTCTTCGCCTGGTGTTCCAACAAGTTCGCTAATGATGGTGTATTTGCTCATGATGTTTGCACTTTCATTTTGATAGTGAGATCGTAGGCGGCCAGGTCTTGACCACCGATGGAAAGGCTAATGGGTCGGCCCTCTGTTACTGCGACACCCTTATTGAGTAGCAGGGCGCAATTTTCCAATACGTTACGCAACGCATCGAGATTGGCAGGGCCGATGGTGATTACGCGCACCGGCACATCTAGTTCTGCGATGTTTGCGTTGTATGCAATAAAAGATGGCGCATCAATAAAGACGCATGGCGGGTTCACGTTTCTTGGATCAGTGACAACGCGCAAACCAGTGATGGTGCCCAGGCTGGTTGCCAGGTCATCGATGCCTTCGTTGAATAGGTCTGTGTAGGCCATTAGGCGACCTGCGGGCGGTTGATGCCAAGCAGCTGCATAATCATTGGCGTCACGCCGTTTGCTGGTGGTACACCCATGCCATCAAAACTTGCTATGGCGTTATAGGCACCGCGCTGTCTGAAATATGCCGCAGCAATCATGATGGTTCCCAAAAGAACGTCACCTGATGGCACAGTTGTTTGCGAATCAGAAAGATAGCCGGCTTCTAATCTGCGACGATATGCAAAAGCGTTTGCGGCATTTGTAGCTCTTGTGAGCGTTGTCGCATCGTCTGCGCCTGTAAGCGTCAAGCCAAGATAACTTTCCACCATTGCCGTGGTTGCCCAGGTGCAGGAAACTGTCCATGTGACTGTTCCTGTGGCCGTGGCAATGCGATTGACATCAGATGCGGTCTTTGCAAACAACACTTGATTGGCAATAGGCACTTGTCCATCAAACAGCAAGTTGCCTTCGGTGTCTGTGCCTGTGTAGAGGTATTGGGGCAAGGCATACACGGTGTATGTGCCATTGAAAGTTGCATCGACAGATGCCACCGTGATGCTTTGCCCAACCTCGATATCGCTATCGGTCAGCAGTGTAAGCACTGCGTAGTTGTCAAGCAGTTGCTTGAATGTGACTGTATAGACCGCCATGGGCTGTCCGCCCTTCGGATTATGCCTGGGTGATCTTGCGGATCATGCTTGACACAGCCGCGAAGGTTGAGCAGTAAGCATGTACCGAGAACAAGCGCGAGAGCGTTGCAGGCTGATCAACTGACATGATGCCGCGCATGTCTTCGTAGTATTCGAAGGCTTTGCTTGCATTTGTGATGATCATGGTCTTTGCAGCGAAGTTGCTGTCAACGACGATTTCCAAACCGAGTGGGTTTGAGCCGGTCCATGTGGTTGCGTTTCCGCCACCCAATGCGTTCTGTCCTTGAAGGCCAGGTGCGCCCAAGTATGGGAACACTGGACGGTTTGAACCGTCAACAAGCTGGCCCATTTGACCCCAAACATCTGGTGACACGAAAATTGTGTCAGGGAAGAAGTTGGTGCCGTTTGATACGTCAACTGCTGCGTCGTAGATGGACTTCATCAAGTCAGTTGTGGTGAGATCCCACACGCCTGATGAGCTTGCTGCTGCAAGCAATGCGTCTGCTGCAATGTTGTCGGTTGCAAGCATTAGTTCGCCAACCAGGTCATTCAGGATCAGTTCCATTGCACCAGGCGACGTAAAGTCAACATCCTGTCTTGAGAGGCTGACCTGCCCTGATACGGTGGTTTTGCTGATGGTATTGCTTGCAATGACCATTGTGGTTGCAGACACTGCGTCAAACTCTGCTGCTTGTGCAGCTGCGCTTGTGTGAGTCGTAATCGTTGGACGCACAAATGTCTTTTGTTGTCCGCCATCCGGATACGCACGTGCGCCCAGGCGGTTGACAACTGGACGAACAAAGTTGATGTTTTGGACAAGAGGTCCAAGTACAGGCACTGGCAAAAGACCAGGCGTGTTAGTTGTAGCCACATCGCCAGCGGCGGCTTGCAATGCGGTCTGATGCTCTGACTGCCATTCGGCTACGGCTGCGTTTACTTTTGCAAACGTGTCGCCACCGATGTGGTATGCGGCCATCCAATCGGCAGCAGACGGAAGTGCAAACTTGCGCTTTGGCTGTGCAGGAAGTGATGGTGTAGGGATTGCTGCGGCCTCGATGGCTTCTGCTGGTGCTGGTGTTGCTTCCACTTCGGTTGTCTCCTCGACTGGTTCTGTGGTTTCTGGATTTGTGTCGGGTTCTGTTTCCGCTGACGCGGCCACATCCGTGATGGTAGCACCACTGAATGCAGGAATGGGGACAAGTGACAATTCGAGCCAGTCGGCTGCGGTGACGGTCATGCGGCCGTCTTTGTCTCTTGTCGCAGAAATGATGTTGACGCCTACGGATACATCCATGACGCCATCGGCTGCTAAGACCAGTGCTTCGTCGCCTAGATCGGTGCGACTGATTTTCATGCTTGCAAGCATTCCTTCGGGCGTGTCAATTCTTTCGGTGACGATGCCCACTGGTTTTGATGCGTCGTGATACATGAAGACGCGTGGTGCTTTGCCGTCAATTGGTAGAGACCCTGGCAAGAATTGCACTTCGGTGCCATCGCTAACAGTTGCGTACTGGTTATACGGAACGGCTATGGCGTCGATGCGGCGTTCGCCTGTGGTGTCGCCTTCGGCTGCGGTGACTGTGATTCGGTCAGTTGTAAAACGGATCATGCAAGTTCCTCTTGTGTGTTTTCGGCTGGTTCATTGATGTTGATGTTTGAGTCCATCAGGATGGTTTCACCTAGATAGTCGTCTACATCAAACTCTACGCAAGTGCCGCGGGGAAGTATGGCATCTGACGAAAGAGTGCTTGCAATACATTCTGCAAACACTTTTGTGCCAAACATCCACATGTCCATGCGGGCCTGCTCTGATGACTGGTAGGAATATGATCCAGTTGAAACGCCCAATAAGTATGGCGGGATATTCATAAGCCTTGCGATATCGAGTGCAGAATAGTTTGCAGATTCAATAAGCAACATTTTGTCCGGTGTGGCACTGGTTGGTTCATAGGTCAGAAACTCATTTAGTGCAGCTGTCTGATTCGACGCACGTGCAGCATTGAACGCTGACGCCAGGTCTGCCAGTTCGGATGCGCTCAACGGTTCGCCACCGGTCTGCTTCAAAATGCCAGACGGAATGGCTGATGCGGCGTTGCGCAAACGGCTGGCCTGAATCTCTAAGGCTGTTTCAATAGTGCTGGCAGATGAATAGATTGCGCCTTGTACAGGGCTAATGAATTGCACAAGATTCACAGGGTCAATTTCGCCACCTTGGAAATACACCATGCTCGACGGTGCAAACCACACTGGACCTGCCTGGTCGGTGGTGGTAATTGAGCCGGCGGGTAGGCGTGTGAACGATGCTGGAAAGCCATCTTGGGTTCGGCTGGTGATGTACCAAAAAGCCCTTCCAAAGAAAAGTAAATCATCCAGGGTCCATGCCATGAGCGTTTC